GGGTTTTTCTTTTTAATGGTTTGCTTTTCCTGTATCGAAACCACACATGCCTGTTGTTTTAACATAGCGTTTATGGTAAGGACTAGGTCAAGAGGACTTGTGTATGCCATATGCTGAAGATTTTGCCGGTATTTATCGAATTGTAGATGGGACTACAGAGACGTGTTATGTTGGTCAATCAAAGCGATTGAAAAAACGTATCGCTGAGCATTTTAGGCTTTTGCGACTTGGCATTCATCCTAACCCACACATTCAGGCGGCTTTTGACATCGCAGGTGAAGACAACTTTTTTTCTGAGATCGAAGTTTTTTGTGAAGATCCAATCGATCTAGACCTCATTGAAGAGTCTTTTTTGACAGGAGAGGCTAAGTTTGATGACTCTCCAAATCTTTTCAATATCTCGTCTACGGCTAAGAAGCCGATGCAGGGACGCCTTCATTCAAACGAAACAAAACAACGAATAAGCGAAGCGAAGCGCGGTCGAAAAGATCATGTGACCAATGATTATCGACTTCGACTTTCCATAGCGCAACGGAAACGTGCTTTGTCAGATCCTGATCATTATAAGAAAGTTATGTTTATTGTGAATAACCCACACTTGTCGTATGCTGAGCGCGGGCGTCGTGTGGGTGTCGATACGAGCACCGCTCGCAAGCTCGCGCTTAGGTATGGCCACTTAAAGGAGACTCCCAATGGCTGAAACACACTTTTCGGGCCCGGTCGTATCGACCAACGGCTTTATCACTGATTCTGGATCGATTGTATCGGTCACTGATTCCACCGTAACCCTTACCCGCGCAGCTCATTCTGGTCGTACGGTGGTTCTTGACCGCGCCGCGGGCATCGCAGTCACCCTGCCGGCAGCCACCGGTTCGGGCAACACCTACAAAATGTTCGTCGCCACCACGATCACGTCCAACTCGACCACGATCAAGGTTGTCGGCGATGACACGATGGCTGGTGCTGCGATCGTTGCGAACGACACCGACAATTCGGCGTCGATCTTCGAGACCGCAGCTGACTCCGACACGATCACCTTCAACGGCAGCACTACCGGTGGCATCAAGGGTGCGACCGTTGAGCTGCAGGACGTCGCTGCAGACCTCTGGTCCGTTCGCGTTGTCGGCGCCGCCACGGGCACTGAGGCCACGCCCTTCTCCGCTACGGTGAGCTAAGATGGGTAAGTTGAACAGTAAGGTTCAAGCGGGGTCGGCTAAAAAGCCGACCCCTAAAAAAGCAACCAAGAAGAAGGATGACAGCTAATGGCTACGCCATCTTATCGGACGGCAGACGCTACGGTGTCTGCCTACGACGCGTCATCGGTTACACCAGCTGATGACGGGGCCCTTCGACCAACGCGGGCGCTGTACATTGGTACAGCTGGTGACATGAAGGTGGATATGGCCCTCGGGTCTACGGTCACTTTCGTAGGGCTTGTAGCGGGTACAATCCTTCCGATTCAAGTCACCCGCGTCTATTCCACCGATACCACGGCGAGCAACATCGTCGCTCTCTACTAAGGGTGTACCATGCAAATTGGCCTGAACATGTCTCTGTCCGGTCTTCGAACTTTGGACCCGGCTGCGTCTGTTCGGGCGCTATTCTCCAACGACGAACCCGGCACATGGTTTGAAGCCAACGACGCGACAACCCTATTCACAGATGTTGCAGGTACTACGCCAGTAACCGCGCCCGGTGATGCTGTGGCGTTGCAGTTGGATAAGTCTCAGGGGCTTACCTTGGGACCGGAGTTGGTGACCAATGGGACGTTTGATACTGACCTATCGGGGTGGACAACTGAATTAATTTCTGATGCTACTTTCGCTTACTCTAGTGGGCAGGCTGTTTTAGACACAGGCGCTAGCGGTGAAAATTCTAACTTTTTTCAGAATATAACTACAGTCGTCGGTAAAGTTTATACGATCACTTTTGATTTTGAAGTATTGAGTGCGTCTGCGGCAGTGAATGTACGCTCTATGAACTCTACAGGAATAAAAACCATAGAAAGATACGATCTGAGCGCATCTACAGGGACATATTCTGGTACCTTTACTTTTGTTGCAACAAATACAAGCACTCGTATTCGATGCCAAGGGTTGAGTAATCTAGCCGAGATTGCGTTCGACAACATCTCCGTCCGCGAACTCAAAGGCAACCACCGCACCCAAGCCACAGTCGCCGCGCGGCCACTCTATGCGCTGCACCCGGTGGGGGGTGTTCGGAATTTGTTGGAGTATACTGAGGAGTTCGACAATGCGGTTTGGACTTATGGTGGCTTGGGCAACCCTACGTTTTCTGAGGTAGGTGGCGAACAGCGAGTCACGTGGACATCTGGGCCAGGAAATGTCTATCAAGAAGGCATCTCTCCTGACCCTTTGGCCGGTGAAACTTGGAACGCGATGTTCCGCGTAAAGGTTGTTGATCTTGGTGGAGCTTCTACGGGCGATTTTGAAATAGCAATACGTGATGACGCATTCGGCGACATGGAAAATCGAACTATCACGCTTATAGATGACGGCGAATTCCATGACTACGAAGTGTCGCACATATTCACGTCGCCCTCTGCTGGAGGCGCATATGTGCATTTTCGGCACAAGGGGAGCGGGTCTCCGGTAATTGCTTTTGAGCGTGCTCAAGTCGAAAAAGGTGATCTGACAAAATACCAGAAAGTCCGCTCTTTCCTCGACGTCTCCGAAGAAGGCAAGGCCCGCCGTGGTCGCCTTTGGTATAACGGCACAAGCCACTTTATGGAAACCGGAACAATCACACCGGGAACGGATAAGGTGCAGGTGTTTGCTGGGGTGCGGAAGCTGAGTGATGCAAGCGGCAGTACACTTTTATCTTCCGGCAATATCTTCGGCTCTGCAAATGGTGGCTTTGGTGTTGATGCACCGCGATCAAGTGCGCTTGAACTTGGCGCATATGCAAAAGGCACAATACTCGTTCAGGCGTCTGTTGATAATGCCATATATCAAGCACCAATTTCGGGGGTCTTTACTAACCTTTTTGATATATCCGGGGATTCAATATCTGGACGCTGGAATGCAATAGAGGTTTACAGTAGTACGTCTGATTTGGGTACGGGAAACTTTTTGCCCTACGTTATGAGGTTCGGAAGTTATATTACTGGTATAAACTTCTTCAACGGCTACGAAGACACCAGCATCATCCGCTGTGGGCCTAACCTTGACGACACCACAATCAGCAAGGTGGAAAGCTACGTGGCGAGTAAGACACCGGAACCAACACTATGATGCTCACAATCCTAGTACCAGAAGCCCACATGACAGCGGCCAACCATCTCGGCATGTGTAAGGGCTACTCTGAGGCGGACGGTTTGTCCTATCGTGGGGCCAACTGGCAGGACGCAGAAGGCAATCTCTACAGCACGACCAGCCTTATGTCGTCACAGTTTGCAGCGGACCCTATGGCCCCATGTGAGCGGCCTGAGTGGGACACTGAGGAGGTGGTGGACTTGGTGCAAGCCACAGCCGCGCAGGGCATGATCCAGCTTTACACGCCGTCCGATCCTGACAGCGTAAAACCAACGCTCGGACCAAACACGATCGTTGTCGTTCGCGGGCCGTTGCCGCTGGATGCTCTGGCGATGATGGGGATCAGCGCGGTGGAAGGCGAAACGCCATGACCTGCATTGGCTCATTTCTGCTGGCCGCTTGGATCAACGGCGTGGCGCTGAAATGGGCCAACTATCCGCTGCTCGGGTACTACACGGACGGGCGCGACAGGGTGGCCGTCGCACGTGAGGGCTACATCTGCTATGGTGGCGAGGAAACGTGAACCGCATCGCATATATCCCGTATCGCCTAGCGTTCGATCTGGTGAGCCTGTTCAGCCGGATGCTCAACGCCATTGTTTTCGGCGGCAGCACGGCGCAGACGCTATCGGCGCGGGCCTATATCGACGGGCAGGATAGCGTGTTCTGGGAGCGTTTCGGACAGGGAATAAACCTGCTATTCTTCTGGCAGGAAAATCACATCGCAGACGCTTGGGCCGCAGAAGTTGCCCGCGCACAATATACGCTTGAGAGACTGGAGGCAGTAAATGACCGACACTATTCTTAAATTTTGGCCTGTAGTCCTCGGCTTCATCGGCTTTCTGGTCTGGCTCATTCGGTTGGAGGCGCGTAGCGTGGAGAATACCAAAGAGATTAAGCGTTTGTGGAACCAGCGCCGCGAAGACCTTGAGGCATCCAAAGCGGCGCGTGAGGATACTAACAGGATGCTCGCCGAGATACGCGACGACATTAAGGCTTTAATTGCGAAAGTGGGGTCGAAGTGACCTACGAGATACGCTCCATATCCCAGCTTGGGGGATCGGAGCCGTTTGAGCTTCAGCTGTCTCGTGGTCAGATTCCGGGCCATTCGTTTCGACATGTCATTGGCGAAGTGCCCAGCATGTCGAATAACCAGAGTGGCAGTCTTTGGGATGTTAACGACACCCTTTACCCTTGGTCGGCGTTTGACACTCCGGGGACCCTGTCCGTCGCTCGAGCGAGCACAGAAGACGCGAATAAAAACGTCATCATCAACGGGCTTGACGCAGACTTCAATGAAATAACTGAAACGGTTGTTCTCACCGCTGCTAGCGGCAACACGACGACGAACATCTTTGCGCGTGTATATACAGCCCGTATGAACGGCACGTCAGAGAACGTGGGCAATGTTACGATTAGCCGTGGCGGCACGACAGTAGCGCGGATAAACGCAGGTGTTGGACAGACCATAATGGGCGTTTATACCGTCCCGGCGGGTTATACTGCGTATTTGACACAGGGTGTCATGACGATCCAGAACACCGCTGACGCCACAGGTAAATTCTACTATCGCGTCCCCGGAGATCGGTTCATCATTGGGCACTTGTTCGAGGTCGCGAGCTCTGAATACTTATACAGTTTCACCTGCCCGCTACGGTTGCCTCAAAAGACGGACATCGATGTCCGCGCCACGGTACGCACAAACAACGCCAAGGTGACGTCTGCGTTTGACATGATCCTAATCAAGAACGGAGGCCCGCTCTGATGGCACCGAAGATCGACAAGGACAAGATGGCATGCAACAAGCCGCGCCGACAAAAGTCTGGCGGCAAGAAGTTTGTTGTGAAAGCCTGCGACAAAGGCAAAGAAAAGATCGTTCGCTTTGGCGATGCGAACATGACTATCAAGAAGTCCGATCCAAAACGTCGCAAATCATTTCGAGCCCGTCACGGCTGTGATACCAAAAAGCTCGACAAGCTATCGGCCCGATACTGGTCGTGCAAAATGTGGTGAGGCAATATGAATCGTGCTAACATGAGTAAACAGATCACGGAGGTTCCGATGAAAAAGGGCTACAAGTGCGGCGGCTCTGCCAAGAAGGGCTACAAGATGGGCGGAAAGGTCAAGAAGGGCTACGCCAATGGCGGGCAAGTTATGTGTAGTCCGCGCAAACAGATGGCTATGGGACTGAATAAGTGACCGTATCAGGCACCCGGACATTCAACCTCGACATCGCTGAGATGATCGAAGAGGCGTACGAGCGCTGTGGGCTGGAGATGCGCACAGGCTACGACGCCAAGACGGCTCGTCGCTCTCTGAACCTCATGTTCGCCGAATGGGCTAACCGGGGCCTGAACCTGTGGACTGTCGAGCAGGCGACGATCACATTGACTGAAGGTCAAGCGCAAGAAACGCTCGGTGCCGAGGTCGTTGACGTTCTCGAGATGGTTCTGCGCCGCAACGGCTCTGATGTCGAGATGACGCGGATTGGTCGCGGCGAGTATCTTCGTCAGGTCAGTAAGGACCAAAAGGGTAGACCGGTGCAGTTCTATGTTGATCGTGGCATAACGCCCGTGATCAACATGTGGCCAGCGCCTGAGAACTCGACGGATCAGATTGTGTATTACTACGTGCAGCGGATCGATGATGCTGGTGCGCTGGTCAACACAACCGAGATGCCGTTCCGCTTCTACCCGTGCGCGGTTGCTGGATTGGCATACTACCTATCGATCAAACGAGCCCCTGAACGCGCAGGTCTTCTCAAACAAATGTACGATGAAGAGTTCCTTCGCGCCGCTGAAGAGGACGAGGATCGAGTACCACTTCGCATTGTGCCGGGGAGACGATGAGTTACGCGTCTGGTAAAAACGCCTTTGGCATATCTGATCGATCCGGATTCCGGTATCGACTCAAGGACATGCGCGTTGAGTGGAACGGGCTGAAGGTTGGTAAGGACGAGTACGAGCCGAAGCATCCGCAGTTGACGCCGCGACCTGTTCGCGCAGATGCGGAAGCGTTGCGCAATCCAAGGCCCGACAATCCGGAGGCGCTGACGGTATATGTGGGTATCCCCACTGTTGAGGCACCTCGCCTTGAGCGGGTTCGCGTGGTAGGTAAGGTTGGGACGGTAGAGGTTACGACATGACTATGACCTACGCAGAGCTGAAGACCGCCGTTGAAGAGTGGTCTGAATACAGCGAGAGCACATTCGTCAGTAATATACCGCTGTTCATCCGCCTTGCTGAAGAGCGGATACTGAAGAACGTCCAGCTGAGTGTTTTTCGAAAGAACGCTACGGCGCTGACGACATCATCTAACAAATACCTCGCTTGTCCGTCAGATTTCTTGGCCCCGTTTTCGTTGGGTATTACTCTGGCAAGCGGTGAAAAGACGTTTCTTGAGTTCAAGGAGCCGAGCTTCATCCAGCTTTACAATCCGGACCCTTCTGTGACAGGTACGCCAAAGTATTACGCCCAGTTTGACGTAGATAACTTCATTCTTGCCCCGACCCCAAGCGCGGTTCTAACGGCTGAGTTGCACTACATGTACCGACCAGCCAGCCTTACCGTTGGTGTCGACAGCGGTACGACGTGGTTGAGCGATAATGCCGAAGTGGCACTGCTGTACGGTGCGTTGCTCGAGGGTGCGATGTTCATGAAGGGTGAGCCGGATGTCATCCAGAATTACAATCAGCGCTTCCAAGACGCAGTTGCGGGCCTGAAGATGATGGGTGAAGCCAAGGAAGTGACGGATGAATATCGCACCGGCAAGGTACGGAGACAGAAGCAATGATCTCGGCGGTTGTCAGAACAACGCACAACAGGGGTTTCACTCCCGAGGAATTAGCGGCGCAGGCCGCTGAACGCATTGTGTCTGCCGCGGACTCGACCCACCCGGCGATCAGGGATCAAGCGATCGCGTATCGAGAGCTAATTGAGCGACTGTTGGTTGAGTACATGAAACAGGCGGTTCGCAGCGACCGCACAACTGTGTATAATGCGCTGCATGATGCAGGTCAGCCGGAGCTGGCAAAACTGATAAAGGACCTTTGACATGGCTTTCACAGGCAACTTTCTTTGCACCAGCTTTAAGCAAGAGCTGCTGCAGGCAAAACATGACTTCACGGCGTCTACCGGGCACACGTTCAAGATCGCGTTATATGACAACAACGCCTCGTTCACTGCTGCGACGACGGATTACACCGCCGCCAACGAGGTTGGCGATTCCGGTTCGTATTTGGCGGGTGGCGGAACGCTGACCAACGTGACTCCGACAACATCTGGAACCACGGCATATGCGGACTTCGCAGACATCACGTTCACGTCTGCTACGATCACAGCTCGCGGCGCGTTGATTTACAACACCACAACTGGTGGAGGTTCCGGCACTACAGAGGCTGTCGCTGTGCTGGAT